ATATGGATATAAAGGTGCAGAACCAACACAAAGTTTTGGTAATAATACAGGTGTGTTTGACCCTAATGATATTAACAACCTTATAGCAGATAATAAATGGACTACTTTTGGACAATTAGAATTAATTCAAACTCAAACTGTTGATGACCCCACTTATGCAAGTCTTATAACTTCAATAGATTTCACAAACTTAGGGGATTATAATGTTCACTTTTTAGTGTATAATGATTTTCAAACACAGGGCTATGGCTATCCAAGTGTGAGATTTTCTAATAATGGTGGTAGTTCATTTATTAGTGCTAGTTATCAATATGCTTATTGGAATACTTCTGAAAACACAGTTCGTGAAGGTTATAGTACTTCTGATGATGGTATAAAATTAGGTCATAATCAATATCAAAATTTGAATGGGTATGTATATTTATATAATCTTTTAGACAGTTCAAAATATAGTTTTACAACAAGTCAAAGTTCTAATGTTGGTGGTAATAATATTTCAAAAGATGTTGCTTTTGGTAGTGGTGTTTATCGTAGTGCTGAAGTTCATAATGCAATAAGATTTAGTATGAACAATGTTAATTATATTAAGGCATTGAAAATATCTCTATATGGAATAAGGTATTCATAATGGCTACTAATTTAGAATTTATAAAATCTGCAACTGCTAGTGGTGGTGTTAGTACATTAGACATTTCAAATTGTTTTTCAGCAAAATATGATGTTTATGAATTGTTTATACCAAAGGTAGATACTGGTTCAAATTTCTATCCTAGTTTTAGATTTTTAAAAGCAAGTGATGGAACTGCTGATACAACTGCAAATTATGATAGTGCAGCTTTATTACTTGGTGGTACTGGTTTAGGTGAACAAAGATACACAAACCAAACTTCACTTGTAAATAGTTTTGGTTTAGCAGGTGCTAATGATAATAACAATTTTGGTAGAATTACTATATATAATCCTTTTAATAGTTCATCTTATACATTTGTTAATGGAAACTCATCTATGGTTTACAGTAATTTATCTGGTGCAAAAACAATAGCAGTACATAAAGTTGCACAATCAAATTCTGGAATACAATTACTGTTTAGTAATATGACAGAAGTTAAAGCAAGTATATATGGAGTTAAATAATGGCAGGTAGTTTAGTAAAAATAGATGAAGAAATAGTTACATCACCAGTAGCAAGTGTTACTTTAGGTGGTGCTGATTGGGATAGTTCTTATGATGTGTATATGGTTAGACACAATAATGTTAAAAATGATAAAACTTCAGGTGGGTATGAATATTTATGTGCAAGAGTTTTAACAAGTGGTGCAGCACAATCAGATGCAAATTATGATTTAGCAGGTAAAGGTTTATGGGCAAATGGTGCATTTCAAAATAATAGTTTTAATAATCAAACATATTGGTACATATATGGAGCAGGGGAATTTGGAGACCAAGCAGTAGAAACAAATAATGGAATACTTTATTTATTTAACTTTAACAACAGTTCAGAATACAGTTTTATGACACAAGAAATAGTTAATTTAAATAGTGATGGACAAATGTATGGAAATCAAGGTGGTGGAGTTAAAACAACTGCTGAAGCAAATAATGGACTACAGTTCTTTTATTCAGGAACAGGAAATATACAAACAGGAAGTCAATTTGTTTTATATGGTTTAAAGAAGTAAGTATAAGAAATATATAGTAAGATAGGAGAGATATGCCAACATTAGAAGAACTAACAGTTATAGCAACTCAAGAAGTTGAGGACGCTAAACCAATGTACAAGCAAGTTAATAAGGAGAGATTGGAATTTTCACAAGCTGATTATGACCAAGCAATTATTGATAGAGCTAATGCTAAATGGAATGACCAACAATTTGGTTATATTCAAGCTAGGCAAGAGGCTTATGGTTCGATCGCTGAACAATTAGACATGATGTACTGGGATTCAGTTAATGGTACAACAACTTGGAACGACCATATTGCACAAGTCAAAGCAGATAATCCAAAACCTGAATAATGAAACTTGACTTAATTCGTCACCAATTTGGTAAAGACGCAACAAATGGAATGCTATTTATTAATGGCGTTTTTGAATGTTATACATTAGAGGACGAAGTAAGAGATGTAAAAGTATTTGGTGAAACAGCAATACCAGAAGGAACTTATCCTATTGGATTTAGAAAAGAGGGTGGATTTCATCAAAGATATAGTGATCGCTACAAAAACGCACATTATGGAATGCTTGAAATTAAAGACATACCAAACTTTATGTTTGTATTATTTCATGCAGGTAATACAGATGAGAATACTGCTGGGTGCATACTGGTAGGCGATACTCAACAAGATTTAGATGTTTCACAAGACGGATTTATCGGCTCTAGTCGTAATGCTTATAAAAAAATGTACGACAAAATTGCTATCCCAATGTTGAATGGTGAGAAAGTAACGTTGACAATATCATCTATTAATGTTGATAAACCTAAAACAATATCAAACAAAGCAACTGATAGTGTTGTAAATATTTCACAGATTAACGATCAACAAAATGAACTTAAAAAAGAATTTGAAAAAATAAATGGAAAACTTGCATTAATACTTGCAAAGGTGAGCGGATTTAATATTACCTAACTAGGAGTTCGCTATAAATTTAATATGTCCTAAATGTCAAATAAAGTTATCTTATAAAACTCATTATTGGTTTTGTAATAATAAGTCATGCAAAGCATTCAAGAAAGTGCAAGTCGGTAAAGTTGATGATACTATTGAAGAAGAATAAGGAGTTTAAATGACAGATTGGAAATCTTGGCTTACTAAGGTAGGCATTCGTACAATAAGAACATTTATCCAAGCATTTTTAGGTGTGCTAGTAGCAAGTGGAACAGGCATGGTTGAAGTTAACGTAATTCAAAATGCGTTAGTTGCTGGATTAGTAGCAGGTGTGACTGCTATACAAAATGGCTTAGAGGAGTGGACGCCAACTAATAAAGGATAACCTAATGAAAATAGATTTAAAAATGGTTATGCCTATATTGTTAACAGCTTTGTTTAGTGCATTTGGTTGGGTATTCAACTCAATAGAAGAAATTAAATCACATCAAAACGCTTGTGATGCTATGGTTATGGAAATAAATAGTGAATTAGATATGTTAGAAAGTAACTTTACTGAATTACTTTTCAAATTAAATGGTTAAATATGGATTATATAATTGGATTTTTACTTGGATTTTTTTTAAAAGAAATTAGTAATTTTATTAAAAGAATAGTAACTTCACCTATTCAAAAAGATTGGGATAAAGAATGGGATTGGATTACTCCTATTCAAGAGGATGATTTACCATAATGTGTTTAGTAACTAAAAATCCTGATGGTTCCTTTGTTCAAATTTGTAATTGTGAACATGGTAGTGAACATTGCAACAACAATAAGGAATAATCATGAGTGAAAATAATGGTTACACACAAAAAGAAATGACAGAAAGAATTATGCTAGATATAGAAAAGATATTTAATAAATTAGACGAATTACAAAAAGATATAAATACGAGGCCAACTCGTTCTGAAATATACGGCTGGATTATTGCTGGAATTTCTATTGCGACTTTGGTCAATGTTTTAATGTAAAACAATACAAAAATAAAGGATAATAAAAATGGTACAACCAACAGAGCCATATAGTCGGCTTAAAAACTATACAGAGAATATGACAATTACAATTGCAACAGACGACCAAAATAGTAATAGCTTTGATATGCAAGGTAGTAAATTAAGAGCTTTAATTATGCCTAGTGTTTTAACAAGTAATAAGTTTCAATTACAGTTCAGTATGAACAATTCATTTTGGTATAACTTTACAAATATATCAGGAATAACTCAAGACATACAACATACTGCTGACGGTTTAGTTTTTTTGAATGATTTTGATTTTTTATCTGACGGATATTTAAGAGTTAGGACTAATTCTTCGGAACTTGCAGATAGAACATTTATAGGAATATTTGGTTAGTTTAATAACAATTTTAATGTAAAAATACCTAGAATTTGTGATTTACAGGTTACCATATAGGTAGTGAGCGAAGTAAAGAAACTTATCAATAAGCGTAAAGACGTTAAACATAACGAGGATTTAGGCAACAACTATTATCCGTCTGGTTGGTCGCCACAAGCAGAATATGATGAAACAACAAAAAAAGGAAATATAACTCACGTTCAAAAGGATTCAAACGCCTTTAATTACGATCAACTTTTAAATTCATGGGGATTTGATAGTAAACATTATTACATTGATGAGGACACAATAAAGTTTAGTACATGGAATGCACAACAAAAAGGTGGTCGTATTGTTGACATGTATGGATTTAAAGCAGTAATTAAAAAGAAAAATCCTCATCATGACAAATTTTTTAAACAATTAGAAAAAGAAATTAAAAACAAAAAACCTGTAAAAGTTAAAACAGGTGGTAATTGTGCATGGTTTTATTTTATGGCTGACTGGCAATTAGGAAAGAAAGATTTAGGAGCAGAGGAAACAGTTAAGTTAATTAGGTTAAGTATTGAAAAAGGTAAACAACAATTAAAAGATTTAAAGAAATCAGGTTTTGATGTTAAGGAAATATATTTAATTGGATTAGGTGACTTAATTGAAAACTGCTATGGCTTTTATGACCACCAACCATACAATATTGAACTAAGTCGAACTGAACAAGAACACCTTACACGAGTAATGATTATTGAAATCTTAGACGCATTTTTACCTTTTGCTGAAAATATTATTTTAGGAGGAGTACCTGGAAATCATGGTGAGTACAGAAGTGGAAAAGGCTCTATTACAACAACACGATTAGACAATAGTGATACAGAACAAATACAAATAGTAGGTGAAATTATTAAAGGACGTGAACGCTATAAGCATGTCAAAGTTGTTATACCAAGTGACTTTCATTTAACTTTAGAGGTATTTGGTAAACGAATAGCATTTACTCATGGTCACATGACTGCTGGAGGAGGCGACCCATGGGCAAAGATAGAAAAATGGTGGAAAGGTCAAATGTATGGTTACTTACCAGCAGGAACTGCCGATATATTAGTAAGTGGTCATTATCATCATTTTAGAAGTGTTGAACAAGATAGAGCATGGTTTCAAGTACCTAGTTTAGATAAGTCAGATGAATTTAAAGCACGTACAGGCATGGGAACTAAGAATGGTGTACTAAGTTTTACTGTTGATCGTAATGGTTGGGATAATATAAAAATTTTAAGATAATTTAGCTATATTTGGTATAATTTTTATATGAAAATAGTTGCTATAAGCAATGACGGATATAAGACAACTCTGTTATGTCAAGTTGGCGATAGTATTGTTGAGAAAAAATTTCCTATCGGCATTTTGCATACTGACTTTGAGGTAGATGACAAATTTAGTGATAAGTTGCTTAGTACCCATACTGTTAACGCCTACAACGTTGACAGAGTACCAGCAATGCAGAGCGACACAGATTAAAGTTAGTCATGTCCAAGAATATCAACCATTGGTTGAGTTATATTTCCAACCCCAAGATGTTACTAAAGCATTACTCATTATTTATTGCGAGAGTTCAGGCAGACAATACGCTACAAATGAAAATAAAAACGGAACAAATGATAAGGGCATTTTCCAATTTAATGAGATGACTTGGGAATGGTTGCAAGGAAAATTAAAGTTTACAGGTAGTCGTTTTAATATTCATTTAAGTACAAAGGTTGCAAGTTGGTTAGCGTATAATGATGGATTTCACCATTGGAATGCAAGTAAACATTGTTGGGATGTTTAAGTGACGCAATACACAAACGAAAAAAAAGATATATGGTTTTACAATAAATCTTTTGAATTAATACTTCCAATGCCTAAAGAAATGCAAACAATAATTATTGACCCTCCTTATAACATTGGTTATAACTACAACGGAAAATATATTGATCGTAAAAGTGATGATGATTACTTTAATATGATTTATGATTTATTAAGGTTATGCAAAGATAGTGCAAAAGATAATGCGTCATTGTTTTTTATTAATTATCCACAAATAGTATTTGAACTTAAAGAGGCGATACTTGATAGTGGTTGGAGTGTTCATCAATGGATAAGTTGGGTTTATCCAAGTAATAATGGATTTAGTAAAAACAAATTTACTAATGCTCATAGAACAATACTTTGGTTAAAAAATAATGAAACACCAAAATTTTATGGCGATCGCTTAGTCGAACCTTATACAGAGTTAAGTAATGCAAAAGTTAAAAAGTTAATTGATAAAGGTAAAAAAGGACGACAAAGTTATAACTGGTGGTTGATTAATCAGGTTTACAATACAGCAAAAACTAAATTAAATTACACAACACAATTACCAAATGAATTAATAAACAGATTAATACTAAGTACATCAGATGTAGGTGACTGGATATTAGACCCAATGTGTGGAACTGGTAGTGTTATTAATGTAGCAAAATTTTTAAATAGAAAAGCTGTTGGTATAGATAGTAATGATGAATTAGTAAAAATATGGAGGCAAATAATAAATGAGTAATTTATGGGACGCGGAAAAACAAACATGGGATGAATATAAAGCAACACGTTTTGCAGGACAACAAGGCATAGGACAACCTAATAGTCAAAAAAATGCAAAAGGCAGATGTGATCGTACACAATTAGTTAAAAAAGATTGTCATTGTACTAAATGCAGAAACAGACGAAACAGAGCAAAAGGACGCAATAAACAAAACATTGCTAGAAAAAAATTAAATATTCCAAGTAATCGTTTTCATGGTGCAGACGCACATGAGGAAAATTGGTTAGCAGGATTTAGAGCAGAAGTTAAAGCTGGTAAACAAATACAACCTTTAGCAACTGCATTTTATAAAGCTAAACAACAAAGTGACGCAAACCATAAAGCAATTGGTAGTGCAAGTAAACCTTTTGTCCATATAGCAATGCCTGACGGAACAACGAATGGTATAATTAGTTTCGAGTTAAATGACGTGGAGAACGTATGCGTAGAAATTTTAACAAACTTTGGTTACACTTTTGGACGTGTTAACGATTAGTGAGTTTTGTAAGTTACTTTCGTTCACGTCCTATGGAAAGGTAATATAGTGAGCGTATCAGAAATGGGATTTGGTCGTGTTCCTCTTGACGACTTAATTGAATATCCTGACAATCCAAGAGAGGGTGATGTCGGTGCAATAATGGAAAGTATTTTAGAAAATGGACAATACCGACCATTAATCGTAAATGCTAGAAACAATCGAATACTTGCAGGTAATCATACCTATAAAGCATTAAAAGAGTTAAGTGAAACAGAGGCGTATGTCACTTTTGTTGATGTTGACGAATTGCAAGAAAAGAAAATTGTTTTAGCAGATAACAGAACAAGTGAACTTGCAACGTTTGACAATTTTAATTTATCAAAAATGCTTACTGAACTTGCTGAAAAAGATGAGTTAAATGGTACAGGTTATGACTTTGATGATTTAGATAATATGATAAAAGAATTATCATCACCATTAGATTTACAAGCAAACATTGAACTTGATAAAAAAGTAAATGTCCGCGATCAATTAAGACAATTACCATTAGATGTAATTTATACGTTGCAACCTATGGACGTAAGTATGTGGTTAGCTTTTGATTGTGGTTGGAAAATTGGTTGCATAACAACAAGTTATGGGAATCCTATTCATGGTTTAAAAAAAGAACAATTACAGAAATGGCAATGGCGTCATAAAATGACGTTTTTAGATAACGAATGGCACGGATATAAACACGAAACACATAAAGAAGTTGTAAGTTGGCACAATCCAAAGTATGCAACTGTTAGAGATGCAATGACAAAAGACCAATGCAAAGAGGCAGGTATTGAATATTATCCATTAGAACAAATACTTGAATGGGCAGAGGACATGAACGAGGTAGCAGAAAATGTAATTATCATTCCTAAGTATGATTGTATTGACCGCATTCCTGAAAAGTATGTACTCGGTTTTTCTGTACCAACAACTTATGGTGGTACGCCTGTTAATGTTGACGCGTTTAAAGGTAGGAAAGTACATTTACTTGGTGGCTCTTGGAAACGTCAACGTGCTTATTTAGAAGTATTAGGTGATGACGTTGTTAGTTTAGACAATAATTATATAAATAATTTAAGTCGTTTTGGTCAATATACATTACCTAATGGTGAAACAAAACAATTGCAAGATTTAGGTGAACCTTATAATGACATGCTTAATGGTCGTGCAATATCACTTGCATTAAGTTTTGGTGGAATAGGTCGTGGAATACTTGATATGTTTGGCGATCAAACAGTTGCACCATTCGAGGCAGAACAATCAAGTATTGAGGAAATTGATACGCCTGACAGATAGTGCCTGACCTATAAAATAAACTTCTTAAAACGCCTTACAACCCATGGTTTTTATGGTAATCTACCTTTAAAAGTGCAAGATAACCTTTAAAACTTGAAAGTGAGGAACGCATGACTGAAAAAGATACAAAAGACCTTGAAATATTAGGCAAGACA